TTGCTGAATCTGGCCCGTCGTCCAGCCGGACTGAGTCAGGGCCCGCTGGATTTGGGCCTGCATCGCAGCGGCTTGCGTAGCCGTCCGAGTGGCTCCGGCCTGCACTCCCGTCTGGTAGGAGCCGGAGAGGGCCTGTCCATAGGCCTGCTGCTTCTGGTTCTGGAACTGGCCCATGGCCTGGTCATAGCCAGGGTCCCCGGGGTGCAGTCCCTGCGCGGCCATCTGCCCCTTGAGCTGCTGCTCCTGGATGGCCCACTGGGGGTCCATGTTCCCCTTGGAGAAGTTGTAGGCCTGCTGCTGCTGGTTGGCCTCAAAGTTGGGGTCGAAGCTGGGCGCGGTAATCGACTGGTCGAAGGGCTGCATGTCCTGACCGATGCGGCCCGTCAGGTCCGAGGCCTGCCCAAACAACGACTGCATAAAGGGAGAGAGCGTCTGGGTCTGCGTCCATGGGCCGTTGGCCGTGTTGCCGCCATCCGGCAGGGACTTGAAGACAAGCCCGTCCATGTAGCCGAGCTCTCCCGTGGAGGGGTTGGCAACCACCGTGTTGCCGTTGAACTCGTCGCCGGCCTTGTACTGCTGCCCGCTGCCGGGGCCTTGGCTCCACGTCATGCCCCCGTAGATGGGGCTGTAGGAGTTGGTCCGGTTGAGCTGCGCTTCCTGGTTGGCCAAGCCCGAAATGTCGCTCGTGCTCATCCCACCACCGCCAAACATTCCGGGCATCTAACTTGCCTCCCGCGCATTCAGCGCGCGCAGCTTGCGTAATTCTGCCTGCCAGGGACGACACGTCTCCGGCGTCAACTTGAGAATGACGAGGTCTTCCCGGTGGCTGATGCCAGCCCGCACCCGGTCCACTTCCCGGAAGCCCACCGTCTTGATGAGTGACTGAATCCACTGCCCTCGGCGGTTGGAAATGGTGACGTAGCCGGCCCGAGCTTCCTGGGCCCCGAAGAGCCAGCAGGCCCCGGCCTTCACCAGCGGCATGGCGGCATGGGGGTTGGCGAGGGCAATGGAGATGCTTCCCCACGTCTTGCCCATGCGGCCGCCAAAGCCCATGGCCCCGAGCAGATGACCGTCCACGTCGCTGCAGGCCCAGATGAGGTGGGTGTGTGGCGAGAGGGTGAAGTCCACCTTTTTGCTCAGCCACTTGAGCACCACGTCGTCCTGGCCGGAGAGGAGCCTCACCAGTAGCTCCCCTCTTCGTAGAGCACGTCCACCTGGACCAGCGTTGTCGGCTCAATGGCGAAGCCCGTCAGGGCGACGGCCACGACGTGGCCCTCTCCGAAAGAGCCGTTGAGCTGGGCGAAGGGCACGAGGTTGGTGGTGCCCGTACTCCATAGCGCCGAGTCCCAGAGGGCCGAGTCCCACAGGGCCCCGCTCGAGGGAATGACGGGCGTCACGGCCGGAGGCGGGGCCGTCAAGTCGTAGTCGTACCGGGCCGCCACCGAGTAATTCACGGGGTTGCCGGTGGTGGTGAAGTACGGCCGAATCATCTGGACGCGCTTACGGACAGCAGGCGTCCCGTAGCCCTGGAAGCTGCCGAAAATTGTCCACGGAATGGGCTGCGCTCCGGAGCCATCCAGCTGGACGTCATCCAGCGAGCCCGTCACCTCCATCACGTTGGACTGGGTGCCGGCCTGGACGAAGTACAGCTTGTTTAGCCACACCCCCATGGAAGCCGACGGACGTCCCGTCAGCTTGCACCAGTTGCGCGTGGCGTAGGGGGCCGCGTAACAGACCGGGTCTCCAATCTGCTGCGGCACCGTCAGGATGATGGCCTGCTCATCCGGGGTGACGACAATCTGCCAGCCCCGGAGCGTCCCGTTGCGCTGGACCTCGTCGGCAATGATGTTCTGGATATTCTTCGTGGCGTACAGGCTTCGGTCTGCCAGGGAGAGGCCCTGGAGGTAGTGGGCCAGGGACATGACGCCCAGCACTGTCACCACCAGCACGTCCCCACCGTCCCCGGTGGTGATGTTCCGCCCGACGGGCGTCCCGCCGATGAACCAGACACCCGTCAGCTGGAACTGGCCGAAGACTTCGGGGTCCGTGCCCCCGTAGACGCTGACGTTCCCGGCCTCGGAGACGATGACGAGGTTGTTTCCAACCCCAGCCCCCGAGTCCACGGTCCAGTTGGCCATGCACTTCAGCGCGCCGCCGGCCGCCTGACTCGCGCCGAAGTTGAAGGGCTTGGCCTCCCCGAAGACGGAGTCGAACGGCAGAAACCACCCCGTCGAGCTCCCCCGCTCACAGAACCAGAGGCGCCGCATCCACACACACGGGAAGACGAAGTCATGGGGGTCCACGTCCCCGAAGACGCCGTCCACGCCCCCTGCCGTGGCTGCATTCGAGAAGGCCGCCCCGTTGGCCCCGTCCGTGGTGGTGGTGATGCCGTCCCCCGCGGAGCCAGGCTGCACGGCCGTCACCGTCATCAGCGTCCCGTCGGAGGACAGCGTCACCAGGGCACTGGTGAGTGGGTCCGAGCGGATGACGGCCATCAGGTTGACGATGGTGGTTCCGGCGTCCAGGTCGAAGGTGCTGACGTAGGTGGTGCCGTTGATGACGCAGGTCGCAGTCCCCGCCGTGGGTGGGGTGTAGACACTGGTGCTCGGGGAGCCGCTACCAACGCGCTGCCAGGACTGGCTCGACTCGGTGTACAGGTAGTACCCATTCACCTCATCGCAGTAGACGCAGAAGTGGTCTCCGATGCTGGAGTAGTTGGTGGAGCTGCCAATGCCCGCGAGGCCTGCGGGGCTGGCAAAGGCGATGGCCAGCGTCGGAGCGGCCCCTGTGACGCTGCAGTCGAAGATGCCTTCGTTGGTGGCAACGAAGAGCTTGTTTTTGGTGCCGTCCTCTCCCTGGAAGGGGATGACGGTGTAGTTGCCTAGCAGGCTCGAGATGCCGCCCTGGGTGCTGGCGTGGTTGAAGCTGGCCCCGTCGTCCCCATTTGTCGTGGTGGTGATGCCGTTGCCCGAGGCGCCCAGGGCCTTGGCCGTCACCACCATGGTGTGGCTCACCAGCGTCACCGTAACGAGCGCCGCGGTCGGGGCGTCTGCCTCGATGAGCGCAATCAAGTCGTTGATGGTGGTATCGGCGTTGGTGTTGAAGGGCGCAGGGAACGTCGTTCCGTTGATGACGCAGTCGGCGGTGAGATTTGCCGTCGGCGGAGTGAAGACGCTCGTGGCCTGGACGTAGCCCACGTCCTCCGTGTGGACGGTGCTGCCCAGCCGCGAGACTGCGCCTCCGGCTCCAGGCAGTAGGTTCTCCATGGCAACGCACTCGTCGGGCTGCATGGCGCTCAGCGCAGCTACGGAGTTGATGCCCCCGGTGGGGGACAATCCCGTGACTGTCTTGAGCGCCTGCTGCCTGGCGTAGAGCGCGGGACGGGGCATCAGGGCATCCCGAACCCACTGGGCGGCACGTTGTTCAGCGCGTCCAAATATCTCATCCCAAAGCCGTTGTCGGACATGTTCAGCTTCGGCGCTCCAGCATCCGAGCCGACGGCGTTGTCCACGGCAGCGTCAAACTCGGCAGCCGCCGCCGTGGAGTCGAAGCCCTTGGCAGCGAGGAAGGCCGCCTTCAGGCCACACTGGAACATCAGCTCGTCGAAGATGGGGATGTCCCCGGCCGCGGTGAGTACCTGCGCCCGCTGGTCCAGGGTGGTGGTGCCGACGGGCTGCACCCAGGCATTGGACTGGTACTCGAAAGCGATGGTCTGGTCCGCAGGGTTCGGACTCGGGTAGACCGCGAACGTCCCGCCCCACTGCCGGAAGCCCAGGTAGATGGTGAACTGGTTGGAGACGAGGCCCACCAACCACTCCCACCCCTGGGCCGTCAGGGGGCCGGCCATGGGCAACCGAGACGTCCGGTTCCACGCCGTCTGGTTAATCATCCGGTTGAAGTCGTTGGGGAGCGGGTAGAACGTCACGTCCGGCGTCGGCGGCCCGGATGAGTTGGTGGGGAAGGTGTACGTCCGGTTGAGAAGCTGCCACTCCGCACGCCGCATCAGCTGCTTCCCCAGCTTGTTCGCCAGGACAAGCATCTGGACGAAGTTGGGGTCCGTGGAGGACAGCGGGGCCGGCGACGAATTCAGCCCACACTCCACCGCGACGTTGTTAATGAGCGTCCCGATGGAGGGGAACTGCGCCTGTAGCCAGCCGACGCTAGGAGTGGGCTCCTGGGCCATGATTTACTTCGCCTTCTCCGCGGCCGCCTGGGCCATGGAGAGCAGCTGGGCCTGCAGCTGCTTGATGAGCGCGGCCTGCTCGGCGGATGCCGCGGTGAGCGCCTGAAACTTGTTGTCCAGGGCTTCCTTCTCCGCCTGCAGCTTGCTGGCCTCTTTGCCGCGCAGCGAGACGTCGAGGTAGTTCCGGGCTCGCTCCCGGTAACCGAAGAGGCCCCGGTCCTTCTTGACGTGGGCATCCGAGACGGCGGCCAGCTGCTCCAGGGTGTAGATGTTGAGGTAGCGGCACTCCTCCACTTCCCGCCGCTTGAAGCTGGGGACTTCCGACAGCGGAGTCCCTTCCGTCGGCTCATCGGTCTGCGTCTTGAGCCACTCCTCGTAACGCTTCTTGAAGCGCTGCTTGTCGAGCTCCGTCATGGCCCGGTACAGCACGTTGTCTCGGTCCCCCGGCGTCCGGATTTCGACGTGCGGCGTGTCCACGCAGATGGTGCGCCCGGCTTCCTTGGACTTCTCTGGGTCCTCCACCGGCACCATCTCGAAGCGCACCCA